CATCATTTCGGTGTTTTCGGCCATAGTATGTCTTGGGTAGTTCGCCGGAGAACCCGGCAGTGCTGGCAACGGCGGGGAGTTGCCTGTTTATGGTTTCGGATGTCCAGCGCCCGCCGTCGCCAGACTTGAGGCGTTCGGGATTAGCGTCACTCCGAGCACCTTGTAGCTCAGAATCTTGAAGTCTGTGCATTCGCGGTTTGATGATTCAATCATCGAGTCCATCGCCTTCGACACGCGGGCGGCGTCCACTTCTTCGCCGGGCTTGTAGTCTATCGTCATGGTTTCGCGGACACCTGCTCCGGTCAGTCCGAGTCCGGCAGCAGCCATGAAGTCTGACATCATGCGGTTTCCTTGCAGGACTTCGACGTAGGCGCGGTAAAATCCCGAGCCAGTCGCTCGGCAGTGCCATTCATCAAGATCCGCGCTAGTGGCGTGCGCTTCCATGGTCTTTTGGGCGAGGGCCAAAGCTTGCAAAAATGCCTTTTCGCGGCACTTGCAAGCATGGTGATGCGAAACGCAGCGGTCATTCGCGGCATTTGTGAGAGGTGGATCGGTCGGGCTTTTTGCAGTATTCATGCAATTGTTTTCAAGGCTCCTGATGTTCCTTTGCGGCGTGCTGGCTGGGCATGGCGTCGTGGCGAATGGTATCATGGCCGGCTGTGGCTCATGATGTGTGTGTAGGCCGGGTGTCAACGTAGGGCGCGACGGGCTCGGCGAGGAGGGCGAGATTGCTGATGCGGGTATCAACAGCGCTGGCGTCGGGCTCGTGCATGTAGCCGTCCAATGTGAGCCACATTTTGGCAAATTCGGCGTCGCTGCGGGCCTTGGCCTCCCAACGGTCACGGGTGATGGCGATGGCATCGAGGTCGATGGTGCCGGTGTCTTCATCGACGGCGCAAATGCGGATGTCGGGCTCGTAGTCGGGCGGGGTTTCGTCGTGGAGGTAGGCGACGAGCAGGGCGCGTGCGTGGCTGCGAGTGCTGAGGCGCTGGACGGCGGGCAAGAGCTTGGTGAGGGCGTCAAGTGTGATCGGACGCTTGCCTGCGCGGAACTTTGAGAGATCCGGTCCGGGGACTCCTGCGGAGAGCGCAAGGGTGCGCTGGCTGATATTTGGATGCCCAGCGAACCAGGTATTGAGGGCTGCGATGAAGGTTTTCATATTAGCAGACTGCTACAATTTAACATATTCTGCAAGTTTCTTCTTGCGTTAATGTTTCTCATTTGCTCCAATGAGTGCGGATATGAAAGCAAACCTGCAAATTTTGGACGCCATGATGGCTGTGGTGCTGCAACTGACTCGCTCGCCTGACAAGGCGGTGGAGACGGCAGCCACGGACGAGCTGCAAGAGATCGTGAAACGTCGTGCGAAGCTGCTCAAGGCAGCGGCAAGCCAAGCGGAGGGCGCGGCCAGCGATGACCGCGTGGCGGCATGAACCTGCGCGAGTCCATTTCCCGCCTGCTGACGAGAGCAGGTGAGGTGGCGACGGCTCCGCGTCGTGAAACCGTGGTTGGGGGCACGGCGCGGAGCATGGCCTTTCAAGTGCGGCATGTGACGCATGACCTGCGTGGCCGTCGCACGGTGGAGCGCTGGACGGAAACCGTGGGAGGTGCGCGATGAGCCATTTTCACCTGTATGAGCCGACGCTGGCCGGTGTGGCCTTTGATGGCGCTGCCGCTGCGCTGGTGTGTTTGTTGGTCCTGGCTGCCCTGCTGTGGCTGGGCCGCTGGGTGGTGAGCTTGTTCGAGGCTGAGGCTACGGACGAGTGGGAGGACTAAGGCAACCCTGGCGATGCGCCTTTGCGCCCGCCGCTTTATTTTTTTCGCACGATGAGTGATCGAGTCGCACAATTACGCAAGCGAGGCAGGCCAGCCGGGCCTGAGCCGCTTTGCACCGTCAAGGAGGTGGCTGAGGCTTTTGCTGTGCCGCTACAGACGGTCTATGCCTGGACACGTCAGCAGTGCGCTGACGGCCAGCCGGTGCTGCCTGTGCGTAAACTGGGCCGGCTGGTGCGTGTGCGCGTGCGTGATCTGGATGCGCTGGACGCCCGCCTGTGTGCCCGCCCCGCCGTTACTTTTTTTTCTGGAGGGAATACCGCGAATGAATGACCTCTATTCAATTCAGCGCTTTGGATGTGGAGCAGTTATCTCACACTTCACGACCGGCAGCGAGCAGGCAGCCAGGGGAATGGGTTTAGACGAGCAGGAAAAAGAGGCGTTGTCGCGGGCGGTCGGGATCGACGTAGGAGCGGCAGGATCAGGCGGCGTGAATCTGGCGGAAATGCCGCAGCCTAGATTTACAATCTGTTGTTTGGCGCTGGCTTCTCCTAGTGAATCGCTCGGAAATCAGTCTGCTAGACGGTTTGCTGGATACCGGCCGGCAGAAACTACGGCGCATGCTGACCAGGCCGCGCTCGATTTCAGAGGGGGGGAGGGGGGCCGGCGCGATCCGCGCGCGCTCTCTCTCAATACATTCAGCCGGGAAGAAAATTTTCACATTGCCCACATGAACACACTAGCAAACCTCCAATGCCCGCAGTGCCTTCTGGCCCACTGCGACGACTGCCGCGAACCTGACTGCCCCTGCCTGTCTGGGGTGCCGCCAAAAAAAGAAGGGGGCGCGGTCATGAGTGGCGCTTCGATGAAGATCCTCACGACCATGGGCCTGCGCATCTGCGAGTTGGAAAACCTCATCGTGCGGGCTGCTGGTCTGGCACCGGAGGATGAAGCAGACAGCGCTTTTCTGGAAGTGCTGCGTGAGGCCCGCCGCATCATCGGCAAAAAAAAGGAGGGCGCGGTATGAGCCTCACATCGGAACTCCTCAAGGAGCGGTTGGAGATGCTGCGCGAGCAGGCGCTTTTCATCCAGGCGACCAAGGACGAGGAGCGCAACCCCGCTGAGCGTGAATGGCTGAGCTGGGCGGAACGCCGCATGGCTGTTTTGCAAAAGGAGGTGCAGCCATGAGTGCTCAGGAAAAGCTCATTGAGGCCCGCCGCCTACTCAGCGAGGTGCAGCACGAAGTCACCGACGCCACCGGCAAAACAGCGCTGCTGTTTGCCACCAGCGAAGTCAACACGGCGCTGGCCGTGCTCAACCACAACCTGCCCACCGCCAGCAAGCCGGTGCGCGACCCCTTCAACTGCGACCTCCGCCGATGATCCCCGACCTTGAAAGCAAAATGACCCTGCCCGTCAACCTTCGCGTGATCGTGTGCGAAGTGCGCGACTCAGGCCAGCTCTGGCCGCTTGGCCAGATCGACATCCGCACCGATGACCACGCAGTAGTTTCCAGCGGCAAAAAAAACGCGGCGCTGATGATCGCACCCCTGGAGAAAGCGCACGCCGCCGCCGTGCGGCTGGCAGCGGCACAGGCCGCGCAGCAGACCATTGCCAACCTCAACCAATCCACCGCTGAAGCATGATCAAGCACTGGCAACACTGCGCTCCGGCGCTGCAATACAATGAGACGCACTGGCTGCTGCTCATCATCCTGTCCAGCTTTGACGAACCTACCACAGTGGATGCCATCGCGCCGGTCATGGGCCGCACCACGCGGCATGTGTGGAATCAGTTGGAACCGATGGTGGACGCCGGGTTTGTGCAGCGGCTGGCTGGCACGGCCAGGTCTTTCAATGGTCGCAGGCATCGCAAGGCGCATTTTCAACTGGCTCCCAAGGCGCAGGCATGGCTGAACTTTGACATGGAGGGACAAGCCTGATGAGTGACGCCCGACTATCCACTGCGCTGCCAGGCCATCCCAAGATGAAAAAGCTGGTGCATCGCCTGCATGAAGCGGGGGCCTGGGGCTTTGTGCGGCTGATTCTCTGGGCCAGCGAAAACCGCACCAGTGGCGATTTGTCGGGCCTGTCTGACGAGGATCTGGAACTGGCGGTGGACTGGCATGGCCCAGCCGGTGCTTTGATGGCGACTTTGGAGGCCGTTGGCTTCCTCGATGGCCCCGAAAACAGCCGCGTGATCCACGACTGGATGCGGCATCAACCCTGGGTGGCAGGGAAAGAAGACCGTTCCGACAAGAGCCGATTTGCCGCACTGATCAAGCATCGCGGGCTGGAGGGCGCGATTCAAAAAATGCCTGATTTCTACCAGTGCAACCAACATCTCTACCAAACCCATGCCAACGGCAGCCAATATCCTGCCAACGGCAGAATATCGGCAGCCAAATCGTCTGCCCCATCTCCAGTACCATCTCCAGTACCATCTCCAGTACCATCTCCAGTACCATCTCCAGTACCATCTCCAAACAAAGAAGGCGCTGACGCGCCGCCAGTGCCTGCCGCTTTGCCGCTGTCTTCCGAGGTTGACCCCAAGACTCAAGACGAACCGCCCCCCCAGAAAAAAAAGAAAAAGGCCGGGCCGCGTGAGCGGAATGAGCTGTTGGATGCGCTGGCAGTGGTGGGCGGTGGCAACGTGCTGACGGTGACGCGGGCGATGTGGGGCGAGGCGGCCAAGGCGTTGAGCGACATCAAGGCCGTGTGCGCCGATGTGGAGCCGGACATGATCCGTGCGGCGGCGGCGGCCTACAAGCGCGAATGGCCCAAGGCTTCGCTGAGCCCCTCCGCCTTGGCAAAACACTGGAGCAAGTTTTCCCCAGGAGCGAAAAAGGAAGCCGGGCGCACCGTGCAGGGTGTGACGGAACCAACGTGGAACTGGCGGGCGTTGGCGCGTGAGCTTGGCATGTGTGCCGAGCAGTGGGCCATGCTGGAGAGGGCGGATAAAATCAAAATCCTGCGCAAGCAGATGGAGGGCGTGAAACCATGATGACCGTTGAAGAATTGCAGGAGCAGGAAAAGCGTGAACAGGAAGCTGCAAGCCGTGATGTGCGGCTGAATGTGGCGCTGCCGTGGTCAAAGGAATCCGAGGAATGGATGCTGGGCATGCTACTGAACGCGCTCGACATGGATCAAATCGGTGAGGTGTGGCAGGCGCACGGGCGCAGGCTGCGCAATGACCTGTTTGAGCATGTGCATAATCGCACGGTGTTTCTGCTGATCGAGGAATTGGCGGTGTCGGGCCAACGGGCGGATGTGGTGACGTTCACCGGCCGACTTCGCCACCGGCAGGAGCTTGACATGGTAGGCGGCGCTTCGCGGATTTCTGACCTGTATGCGCAAATGCTGCCTGCCACACCGGCCATGATGGCGCATCACATCGGCCTGCTGGAGGAGATGCGGGCGCGGCGCGGCATGCTGAAAGCGGCGTGGTCCATGGCCGCAGCGGCCACCGACACCACACAAGCCTGGAAGGCCGCGATTGAGAAGGCGGAAGGCGATTTGTTCAACCTGCACGAGCAGAGCACGAAGCGCGGCACGCGGCACATCAAGGAAGTGGTCAACGAGGTTGTGGACGAAATCCAACTGGCCTACAACAACAAGGGCCACATCGCGGGCGGCGTGCAGCTTGGCTTCACGGATCTGGATCGTGTGATCATGGGCCTGAAGACCGGCTTGTTTGTCATCGCGGCACGCCCTTCTCGCGGCAAGACGGTGCTGGCCTGCCAGATCGCGCTGAATGTGGGCACCGGACGCGGCCATTACCACGAGTTCAAACAGGCACCCATTCCGGTGCTGTTCTTCTCACTGGAAACCACCGACCGGGCGCTGACGCGGCGCATGCTACTGAACGAATGGACCGTGCCGATCTCCAAGGCGCGTGACGGTCTGATGTCGCGAGCGGAGCAGGACAAGCTGGGCGCGGCGGTGGCGGAGCTGAGGCGCTCGCACATCTGGCTGCATGAATCGTTTGGGATGACGATTCAAGAACTGCGAGCCACGGCCCGCATGCAAATCTCCCGCCTGCCAGAACGCACCGACGGCCTGCCCAAGTGCGTGGTGCTGCTCGATTACCTGCAACTGCTCAGCAGCAGTTCGCGCCGTGCGCAGCAATCGCGGCAGATCGAGATCGCTGAAATCAGCATGGGGCTGAAGCACCTGGCGCATGAGTTTGACATTCCCGTCATCACCCTGGCGCAGTTGAATCGCGACGGCGACAAGGCCCGCCCAGGCATGGCCGACTTGCGCGAGAGCGGCCAGATCGAGCAGGACGCGGATTACATTGGCATGATCTGCGATGCCCCAGAAGAATTGACGCAGGGCGAAGACGGACTGCCGAGCGAGCAGGAATACATGGGCTTTGACCTGGCCAAGAACAAAGACGGTCCCACAACCACCGATGGCGCTCCGCTCGTGTTCCCATTCGACAAGAGCATCTTCCGCCTGCGGAGCTGGAGCGACTCACTGCTGAGCAACAACGCCCGCGACTATCAGGCAGGCTACAAGAAGCCTGCCAAGGCCAGCAAAAAGGAACCCGGCAAAAACTGGCGCGACAAGTCCGCGCCTGCCGGTGCCAGCCTGGCTGATTTTGAAGACTGATTTTAACCCAAAGCACAAATCAAACAACACCATGACAAGCATCCTCATCCTCACCGACGACGAACCCAACAGCACCGCCACGCAGCAACGTCTGCATGATGTGGTGATCGAGATTGACGACAATGGCGACGGCCATGTGATCAAGAACCGCCACGGCAGAACTGACCAAATTTTGGGCTCCAAAAAGCCCGGCGAGTGGCGCGACTTCATTCAAGCCATGGCGATTTCTTAAACTTCACCAACATACCCACACACCATGCACAACAAACTGAACGCCTACATTGACCCGTCCAAACTTCAGGGGGCGGTTTTGATGACCCTCAAAGATAAGCACCAACAGCCGACTGAATGCCTCGTTATTCCGCTGAAGAACTCGCGCATCAAACGCTCGGAGAAATCGGGCCGACTGGGCTTGTCGATCGACATCGTGCCGAACAAGGACGGCAAGGATGATTTTGGCAACACGCACTGGATCAAGGAAAGCACGACCAAGGCGGAGCGTGAAAGCCCGGAGCCGCCTAATCTGCCGTTCCTGGGCAATGCCAAGGAGTATGAGGCCGGTGGGCAGCGCACGGCGCGGCCTGCGGGCGGATCGCCTGTGATCAGCGGACAGGACACGGGCGGGCTGAGCGAGGGGATGGAAGATGATGACATTCCGTTTTGATCCGCAGATTTCACCGATTCAAACCTGATTTTTATGAGCGAAGCACTGACCACCACGGAACTGGGGATGAGCGTGTCTGTCACGCTGAAAAAGCCCTCCGCGTGGTCGGGTGGGGAGCATGATGGTTCACGGTTGACGGTGGAACAGCGGGCGCAGATCCGGGCGCTGTGGGCGCAAGGCCGGAGTAAACTAGCGATTGCCAAGGAACTCAAGCACAGCCGGAACACGATCGCGGAAGTGATCGACGAGGATGGGGAAATCGGAGCGCACCTGCGGGAGACGCGCGCCACGCGCATGCTGGTGGAGGAAGAAGACCTGCGGCGCATGCGGGCCGAGGTGATGGAAGACCTGCATGGCAAGGACAAGCTCAAGGTGGGCGACTTGAACAGCGCCATGATGATCGGCAGCATTGCCATCAAGGACGCGGGCGGCAGCGCTCCGCAGCGCATCGAGGTGAGTGTGGAACACGAGTTTAAGGCCGCTGCGGAACTCATGACAGGCGGAGCACGGCAGCCAGTGAGCTTTGCGCCGGTCATGGAAGCGGAGCTGGTGCCGGTGACGGATCAGGAAACGCAAAGCAACGAAACAAGTGCTGGCACCGCCCCCGAGGGCGAGGCTGGCCAACACTCACGACCATGAAATCAAAAACAGACACCGAGAACACATCGGGGGGCGGTTGCTCCAGCCACGACTTGTTAGCCGTTGTGCGAGTGATCCCGCATCCATGGAAAAACGGGGAAACTCGGAATGTCTATGAGTTCCCGGTGACGCGCAAAATAATCATTGAGGCTGATCCAACCATCCCAGAGTCTGAAATCATCGCCATGGCCAAACGCTGCCACGACAAAGAGATCAGTCTGGAAATCATGGGCGGCGGTTATCAACTGTCCCTTTCTCCGGCTAACGATCAAGCTCTGCCAGCAAGGGGCATAACCACAAAAGAACCATGAAGACCAAGAAACCAGCGCCGAAGCGCAAAACTCCAAAGACTACTAAGCAGCCCCGGCGGTTGGCACCAGTGCCGGGTTCGGCTTCCGTGCCGCTGCCGATATGCCTCCTGCGAATGGTGGTGCAAGTCGAAGACACTCCAGCCAACCGCACGGCGCTGTCGGTGGCAAAAGCCCAACTGCTCCGCGACTCGACATTCGATGGCGCGCAAAGCGTGGTCAAGATGGAGCAACTGGCGGTGATCTCGCTGTGTAAGCCGAACGCTCAGGCTGTGCCCAACGGCGAGCGAGACGCACCGCCAACACGATAGATCAACTACGAGCCGTTGGCACCAGCCGATGGTTCAGCCCGAAAACACATGAGACCATGAAAACCAAAGAACCCTGCTCAGAGAACTACCAGCGCGGATGGAATGACGCGCATCACGACGTGACAGTGAAAGGACTGTGGCAATCGACGAACAAGGTCGAAGAGATCAACCCAGCACCGGACTATGTGGAGGGCTACCTAGCGAGCCAAGACAACCTCCTGGAAGAACGTGCAGCAGCCAGGCTGAACGTCTAAGCGCAGATACCGCGAACCTAAGACTATGAATACACTACAACCAGCCCAGAGCGGTTATCTGCCGCGCCTTGTTCGGCTTTTGCCGCGATGGGCAAAGCAGGCGCTGTATGCACCCGCAATCCACCGACTCGACGACATGGCCGCCGACATCAAGCGGGACATCGACGCCGAAAAAGACCCTTCTCGCAGGGACCGACTGATGAAGGAATATCTCATCTGCTCATCGGCCTCTAGCTTCCTGGTAAATGATGAATAAGCCGAACAGTGATTATTCAGAACAACTTTCCAGATAGCCACCCCAAAACCAGAAAGGCATGACCGATCTCGAACGCATTCAAACCCGCAAAGACTGGGAAGCCCGACTGGCCCGGCAGACGCCGCATGCGGTGTATCAGCCGGTTGAAATCGACTGGGCGCAGCCGTGGGATGAAGCGGGATGCACGCTGCGGATGCGCGAGCGGCTGGCGATTGATGAGGCTTTTCTGAACGATCTGCGCTATCACGAGCGGGTGCAGGAAATGCGGGTGACGTGGGAGCAGGTGAAGCAGTGGGAGGAGCTGCGGAAATCATGGATTAAGCGGATGGCCAAAGATCCGTTCCAGTTTGGTTGGATTAGCGAATACTTCCGACCCATTCTGGTCGAACTGTGCCGCAAGCGGCTGGCGCATCCGGGGGAAGTGCTGGAAATGCTGGTGACGGGCGGGAATCGCCCTGGCAAAACCAAGACGCTGCTGCATTTGGCGGATTGTAATTTCATCTATGCACCCAAACCGCCGGGATTTGAGCACGATGAAACCTGGCAAGGACAGGTGATGGTGCTGCATGAGTCGGAGAAGATGTCACGGCTGTGGCATCACCCAGAAATCTTCAACCATCTGCCGGCCGATCTCAAAGCGCAGGCGCGGAAGAAATCGACCGTGGATACCGCTTTCAACTACAACGCCAAGGGCTTCACCAATGACTGGTTCCAGGTGCTGGTGGAAGTGACCGACGAAGAAGGCCGGGCCTTTGCGGGCGGTGGCAAATTTGAAATGCGCAACTACGGGCAGGAGGAAGACACGTTTCAGGGCGGTGAATACAACACCATTTTGAGCGATGAATTGATCCCGCCCACGCTGGTGAAGACGCTGAACGCACGTTTGGCGTCCCGTGTGGAGATGACGCGCGAGCCGTGGTTTGTGGCACGCATTCAAAAACTGCTGAAGCTGCTGGAGTCGGGCGAGCCGTTTCATTTGATCCATCGCGCTTTGCTGGGTGCCGTGCTGCAAGGCGTGCATGTGATCGCCTTCACGCCGATCAAGGGCTACACCGCCACGGTAAAGCTGTTCTTGGCTGGTGCGCGGAAATACGGCTGGGCAGACGCGCCCGTGCTCAAGACGATGGCCGGAGCGCCCAGGACGCAGGTGCCACGCTTTGCGCAGCCGGTGGACCCGCTCCGCCTCGTGGCCTATGTGCCGACCTCGGCCAACATTTGGAAGCCTGCTTATCACGCCATCATGGGCGGGGCCATGAGCGGCGGGCATCGCCAGGTGCGCATGAAACTGTATGGCGACGTGGAACAGGATCAGCGCAGTGAGTTCAGCGCGGCGTATGAGCCGGACATTCATCTGTGCGACTGGAAGCAACTGCCTCGCACCGGCACGATTTACGAGGTGTTTGATCCCGCCGGGGCCAAGCCGTGGGCGATGGGCTGGTATCTGGTGGATGAGATGGAACGTGTGTGGATGATTCAGGAGTGGCCGTGTGAAAGCATCGAGATCAACGGTTGCTATCCGGGACCGTGGGCGGTGGTGAGCAGCGGCGACCGGCTAAATGGCGACGAAGGCCCGGCCTATGATTTGCGGCTGGGCTGGAGTTTGACGCGCTGGGCGCGGCAGATTTGGGAAGGGCGCAGGCGTATCGTGGAAATGATGGAGCGCACGGGCGCGGTCTGGGCGGGCGACACCGAAGAACGCAAGCTGAGCGAAAACGCCGAGCCGCAGCGCTACGCCATGCCAGGGCGCAGCATCATCGACTCGCGGTTTGCAGGCAGCAAGGTGGACAGCCCTGGAGGCGGCGAGCAAATCACCGTGCTAGAACGGCTGTTTGACGACGTTAACGGCGTGCTGTGCGAACCGGCGCAAGGTGTCAAGCTGGATGAAGGCAACCTGCTCATCGCGGACAAGCTGGCCGAGCGGCTGCTGGGAGAACCCGCGCTGCGGATCAACCGCGAATGCACCAACACGCAATTCATGCTGTTGAATTACACGCTGCCGGAATTTCGCGAGACGACAGCCAAGAAGGATGAAGCCTGCAAGGAGTGGCGGGATCTGCTGGCCTACCTGCTGCTGGCGCGGCCTGAATATCTCGATCCGCAATGGATGAAGCACTCCGGCGGCGGGAGCTATTGAAATTTTTTGACAAACCCACACACGACCATGACCACGACACCCACAAAGAAACCGGCACTGGAGCGACACACGGGAACGTATCTGCAATGGTGGCAGGTGCAGGACATTGCGGAGGAAGAGGGCGTGCCGATCAAGTCGGCGCGGGTGCTGCTGGGGCCGGGATCAGAGGCGAGAATTTACTTGAAGGGGCGGACAAAGCCGCTATACCTGCGGCGTGTCGTGCTGGTTCTCCTGGGTCTTTCACATGAAGTGAACGATCAGCGCAAGCTCTGATTTGCCCCCATGGACACCGACACCGAGAACGAAAGCCTGCACGACCTCGAGAACGAGGCGGTGAACGCGAGCACGAAGAAACCCAGCGTGGAGACGGTTAAGATCATTGACCAAGTGCAGAACCAGATGGGCGACCTCGGGGCATGGCTGGCGCAGGCCCGCAGCAACGAAGAGAACATGCTGGCACTGTGGGACGGCCAAAGCGAGGACGGGCGCAAGTGGGGCAAGAATTATGCGCGGGAGGTGTTCCCCTGGGAAGGGGCGGCAGACACCCGTGTGCGGCTCATTGACGCGGCGGTGGATGAAACCAGCCAGCTTTGCATGATGGCCTTCTTCAGCGCCAACCTGCGGGTGATGGCAATGGAAGCGGGCGACATCGACGCCGCTGGCCGGGTGCAAACGCTGCTGAACTACGAGGTGAAACAGCGGCTTAACTCCGAACTGTGGCGCGAAATGAATTTCCTCACGCAATGGACGCGGTTCTTTGGGCATGCGATCATTCACACCTCATGGAAACGTGAATTTACCACCGGCAGGGAGACGCTGACCGAGCAAGACCTGGCCGAACTGCTGGCAAGTGAAGGGCTGCTGCAACTGCAAGCTGAAACGGGCGCTGAGCCGGATGAACAGACGGCGGCACTGATCAGCGAAGCAAGCACAGCCGAGATCATGGACGCGCTGGAAAGCGGCGGACGTGGGGCGGAGTTGGAGGCGCTGATTTCGCGCCGTTACCCCATGCTGGGAGCCAAGCGCATCAAGCAAATCATCAAGGACATGCGGGCGGAAGGCGTGGCGGAGTTTCGCCTGCCGGTGGAGAAACCCGGCCGGCCGTGCGTTCGCGCCCTGACACCGGGCATTGACGTGATTTATCCCGCGTGGTGCGATGATGTGCGCGATGCGCCCTGGGTGGCGATGGTGTGCCGCATCGGGGAGCCGGAGCTACGCGCCAAGGCCCGCACGGATGACTGGGACCCGGAGTTTGTGGACGCGATGATTACCGCAGGGCCTTCTCCGGTCATGGATGTGTCCATTCTGGAGCGCAACCTTTCGGCGCAGGTGAATCGCGTGCAGAATCGCGGTATTCGTGCGGCGCTGCAAAGCAGGCTGGATCATCCCGGCGACTGCTACGA